GAGATCTGCGCATGTCTCGTGGGCTCGGAGATGTGTATAAGAGACAGCATTAAATATTCTAGCTACTTGCCTAACATCTACACACCTAGTAGAAGGGCTATTATCAATACGAACGCTGCACCTGCAACTAGTCCCACGGCGATCGCCGCAATTATCGAAAGTATGATTGATTTCATTTTTCATTGCTATCTTGGATTTAAAAACATTAATGTTACTAGTGTACCGATCGCGAATCCGGCTACCGCTACTCCCCACCAAACACGACTGGTTCGTTCTCTGAAGGATTCATATTCCTCTTTCAAGTCTTTTAATCCGGTTCGTAGCCTGTTATTCTCAATTAATAAGTCCGCCATTTTAATCTGCGCCGCCTCTTCCGCTTTCTCTAGCTTGTACTTCTTTAGACAATCGGGGCAAAGTCTATCCGGCAAGCCTCCGTACTTCCCGTGTACCCTTGTTATCAAGGAAGGGTGTACCGCTTTCCCGCACATGGTGCATTGCTCCCTCAGCGCCTCATGCGTTCCGTTGGCAAACTTAATCGCCGCCTCCGTTATCCGGCTTGCCCTCCGTTTCGCCTCGATTTCTGCACGCACCTTAGCTTCTATGCTCTCCTCGATCTCATTCCTTAGCCTATCCTTAAATTCCGTCATTGACTCGTACTCTGCTTTCGGCAAGCCCCCCACATCCACGGATTCTTTCTTCTTCTCGGTCTCCTTCAGTTTCCGTTCCGCATTATCATGGATAAAGGAATGCGCAGCTATCTCCAAGCAACGGTGACACAGGCATACGCCATAATTGAACATGGTCAGTTTCTTAATATCGGTTTCTCCGCACACGGCGCAACATGGTTCCATCATCGCTTGCCTCCTTTCCGGTTAATCTTATTAAGGAAATTTTCGCCTGCAACGGCTAGACCGTACAACGTACGTTTCAGCATATCATCTTTAAACTTTTTGGTCTTTCTCAGCCCAACATTCGCCGCAGAACGAACCTATCGGGGTGGCGTAGCGGGGACCGCCGTCTGCTATTACTTTTCCGCATTCAACACATTTAATCATTTTCTTCGCTGTTTATTGGTTATACTTAAAATCTCGTTCGCTAGTAACCTAGCCTCTAGAATTGACATGTCTACTAATAGCAAACCATGTGTCCCTTTCTTCACCTTCACCCTGCCGCCATCCAAGCAGGCATGTGCCCATTCTTCCTTGACCTTCCGGTGAGTCTCCTTCATCTTGGCTAGGGCTTCCTCGGCACGCTCCTTCCAGTTATCGAAAGTTGACGTAGGGTGACTACTTTCATACTCCCGGTCTAGCTTGAACATCTCGTATCGCATATCGGGACGACTTATTTCTCCGTTGTTATAGGCGTTGACTATATCATCCTGCCTATTAGTGTATTCTTGGTATGTCATAACCACAGCCAATCTAAGTTGAACATATTCTTAATAAGTATCCGGATCATCAGACCGAACCATGCTCCGGCTACGGTCAGCCAAAAGTCTATCCAGTCCCATTTGCCACCCCATTGGTTATCCTTGAATTCCATCCCTGCGGCTGCTCCACAGGTAAATGCGAATCCGGCAACTAAGGATACTAGGAAGCCATATACTAAGTGCTTCCCCCTGTTCGACTGTTTAAACCAATTCAATATTTTCATCTTTCAATTCCTCCATTACTGCTTTAAAGTTTTTAATAATCTTCGATAATCTTTCGGCGTCTCTCTCTAGGATGCCCAAAACAAAACGCCTACTCTGTCTATTCCTTTGCCGTATCGCCCACTCTTTTCTTTCGTCCGGTGTGAGATACTCATAGGTATCTATGAATGGCTGCATTCGCTCCATTACCTTCTCCCTTAGTTCTATGTAGAACTGCTTCCTTACATACTTGGTTCTCCGGCTGTCCGTTGTGGTAGGGGAAAGAACGGATTCGGGGTATTCCATCAGCATATTGAACTTAATCTCGTCCTCCGCCGCCCTCCATTCATTCGGGAACCAAGTAGTTAGGAATCTCTCGGCTACCTTTCCTTTCATGGTGTCACAAGTTCAAAGTGAACATCTTTCCCGTCATCCCGTTTATCTCCGGAACATTCGAAGTGAATGCAGCCCTTTCCGTATTTCATCCGGTAATTCTTACTCAGCAGGGGACAGCCTTCACACATGCTTCTCCATTCGAATGGCGGGTCCTCTCTGCAAACTATTTCCGTACCATCGTCTAGCTTGAACGTCTCGTCTACGGGAACTTGGATGCATCTTGTTTTCATGGCTAATCTACTTTTTCAAAGTGAACATCTCTCTCATCGTATCTCTCGTGGGATGCGCAACATATGGTATTGCACCTTAGTGACCCGTGGAAGGCACAAGAGCCGCATTGATCATCCCGCCTAGTATCATCTTCCACACATTGTACCCGCTTCCCTATGTATTCAAATACTTCGTCTAGTTCCGGGTGAATCTTAGTTTTTACTTTCATGGCTACTCACTTATTGCTTTCAACATCTTCTTTAACTCACCCTTGCTTACCATGATGGATGATGCGAACATCTGTGTTATCCCGATCTCCCATCCGCCCATCATTGCACCCATGTTCCGGGCGATGTTATCCGAAGGATTATTCAAAGGTACTGTTTCCTTTCCGGAGTAATCTATCATAGACTGGATGATGGCGACCGCTTGTTCCTTCGTTCCTAGTGATACCGTCATAATCGTGGTGACGTCCTGTTTGACTAGACCTTTGATTTCGTAGGTATCGGCTACCTTGTACAACTTGATAACGCCCATGCGGTATGAACCTACTTGTTCCGGCTTCGGTCCTTCTTTGATCTGAGCGATTGAACTTGCCGCAAATGCAGCGATTAAAACGATAAATACTAATGTAAACTTTTTCATGATTCTTTGTTTTTAAATGATTAATATTATATTTCTGATCTTAGGTCATCTAATATGTCATACCAAAATTGTCGTCCCTCCGGGCAATCCAAGAATATGAATGACGCTTCTACCATATCGGATAAATACGGGTAGGTAGATAATAACCTATTTCTCCTTTGTACACAGTTTAACTCCTGCTTAATAGGATTCGTATTTTCGAAATCCTTAGTTCTCTTATCCGTGTTGGATACCCATTTATCGAATATACCAAGCTCTTTCATCTTGGCTACTTTCTGAACTGCATCTCTATAATTTTCCATGATCCTGTATTTTAATAGTTAATATGACAATGATACAAGAGTCATTCCGCCACCCTGCGACTTGATGTATCTTCTAGCTTGTTGGTAAGCTGCGTTTCGGTTCATCGCATATAGATGAAGAGTCTCTAGGTCATAGTGACCGTTTATCATCTCTACTCTGAATGTTGCTACGAATCTCGGTTTCCATTGGTTGTTACGTCTCATAATCTTTATTATTTAAATTGTTATTCTTATTTCGATATGACAAATGTACTGCTAAGTTTTGGTTTTGTCAAATTTTGAACAAAGTATTAACATTCATTAGTGGACAGATGTTTCACAGTAACGTCCATTAACGTTTATACTGTGAAACAATCTCTTTGATAGCGTCTATTAACATATTCTGTGTACCTGCTTTTTCCTGTAACCTGCTAGCTACCTTCTCGTCTATGGTGCGCTTGGCGATGATGTGATGAATGAACACGGGCTTGGTCTGTCCCTGTCTCCACAAGCGGGCGTTGAACTGCTGGTACAGTTCCAAGTTCCACGTAGTACCAAACCAAATGATGTTGTTCCCGCCCTTCTGTAAATTCAGCCCGTGACCCACTGAGGCGGGGTGAGCGATGAGGACCTTAATCTTTCCGGCGTTCCAATCCTTTATAACGGTCGTGGCGTCTGCTTTCGAATCACCGCCGATCCGGACAGGCTTTAACTTGGGTAGCGCTTTCATGATACGTTCCGCCTCGTGAATGAAGTTGTAAGCGATAAGTACGGGTGACCCGTTCAACGCCTCTACCATCTCCACAAGCATCTCGATTTTGGCGTCCCCCACCTTTATGATATTACGGTCCGCATCATACAGAGCGCCGCTAGCGAACTGTTGTAATTTACTCGACAGTGCGGCGGCGGACATAGCGGTTATCTCCTTCTCGTCTCCCATCTCGTCAAACATGGCTAGTACTTGCTCCCTCTCGAATTCCTTGTACGCTGCATACTCGCTGTCAGACAACGCCACCTTGTCATACAAGTAACTTACCTCCGGCATATCCAAGTAGTCTACGGCTTTCATTGAAAGGGTGATGTCGGCAATACGCTCGGACAATTCCGTTTCGGTGTTTTCCCGTGGCTTATAGTTATAGACGATGCCACCATTTTGCGCACCCGGTTTAAAGTAGTTAGCCCGGTAATCGGTGATTGACTTGCCTAGCCGCTTGCCTCCGTCTATGACGAACATTTGCGCCCAAAGGTCTATCAAGCCATTCGGTGCGGGCGTTCCGGTTAGCCCGATGATCCGGGTAGCGAATCGGCGTATCTTCTTCATCGCCTTAAAGCGTTCCGACTGATGATTCTTAAACGAGGATAACTCATCGATCACGATACAATCGAAGGGTACCTTGACACCGCCGAAGTGTTCCAGCAGCCAAACAAGGTTGTCACGTCCGATGGTGTACACGTCCGCATCGGCATGCGCGGCGGCTATCCTCTTCTTCTGCGTCCCGGCAATGACAGATATGCGTAGGTCGTTTAAGTGCGCCCAATTGGATATCTCATCACCCCACGTTACCTCGGCGACGCGTTTAGGCGCAACGATAAGTACCTTAGTCACTTCGAAGTATTCTATCATATCGGCTACCGCCGTCAACGTGGTAACCGTTTTCCCTAGTCCCATGTCAAGGAATAGAGCGCATTCGGGATTATCCTTGATATGCTCTATTCCTTGTACTTGGTATTTATGCAGTTGGTTTCTATTTAGCATCTTCTAGGTCTTCTAGGTCTTCAATATCAACATACCAATAACTTTTCGCGGGATCATCTTCTAAGAGTATCCGGTCATATAAACCTTGCTTATCTTCGGGGGACCACCCACGGTTATTCATTGGGAGGGTATCGGGCAATTCCACTATGATGGAAGGGGCACCTAGCCCGTCTTGCTTGGTGTACCCGGCTATGGTTACGGTCTCGCCTTCGAACATGCCTTTCTTGATAACGAATTTCTTTGCAAGGTTCGTGTCTACGAAGTCCTGCACATCTTTTAATAATTCATAATAATATTTCATAACCCAATGCTTTTTGTATAAAGCTCATCTAATAAATCATCCAGCGTCCACCGTTCCGGAAACAGCTTGATAAGTGCTTCCACAGTTTCGAGAAGGTCCGGTCGGACGCAATCGGTTCCTAACAAGTCGGCTACGGTGTGTAGCTCGTCATTCTTGTAAACCTCATACCGAAATGTTTCTCTTAGCTCGTCTGCTGACTGGACCATCGCCGCGCCTTCCAAATCTCCCAAGTTCCGGCGGGAATACTCAGCCCGGAGGACCTTATCGGGAATCTCTGATAGCAAGAACTGCTTAATGTTATCCGGTAGCCTTCCCACGGCTTCGCCGATCATGTAGCCGTCTGCGGGGGTGTTGTTCGCCATCTTGGTGACGTTATCCACGAACAAGGCTATCCGGTCCTCTTTTAATCTCTTATGAAAGTCTACTGCCATCTCTATAATTTTTTAAATTCTTGATTCTGTTTTCTCAAAACTTGGTTGACCCGGCGGCGGGCATACTCTACGATGTCCCGGCTTAAGTCCGGATCGAATTGAACGCCGAACGTTCGAGGCTCTCCTTCCTCGTTGACAAAGTATATTGCGATTCCTTCGAACCGCTCTCTCTCTAGCCAGGACATTAATTCTTTCGAGGATTCCTCGTTACGTTTGATTTCCTCGTTCAACTGTGAGGCGCGAAGATATTGATCCTTTTCCATACTACAAAATTTCTTTTAATCTTTTATCAATTGAACTAACCATCTCTCTGTGAACAACTGTCCGGAGCACATTGTATGCTGTCGGCGCGTCCTTGAACTGATCGTAACGTAGACTGAACTTCATCACGTCTTTGTCTATCGTCACCATCACCAAGAAATCTTCCGGATTGAAGTAGATGTTTACCCGGTCCCACCCGTTAGCCTGCTTCTTCCTCAGATTCCACGGGCTTACCTTAATAAAGCCAAGCGCGATAAAATGCTGCATAAATTCGAATCTATCTTCCATATATTTCCCTCATTTTAATTAAATGGTCTATGAGGTTCCTAGCCTCCTCGTGTGTCTCTACGCTATCCACCACGAGGACTGGAAATCCCAAAGCCTGTATCTTTGCATGAATGTAGCTCTGAATCTTTGTAGGCTTTTTTCCGGTGCTTTTGAATTCAACGAAGACCACTATCCCACCGTGCAAAAGATACATCCTGTCCGGCAATCCCTTGATGAACTGAGATAGCAGTTTAACCGCCATCCCTCCTATGTCATCCACGTACTTTGAAAGGGTACGCTCGAATACTTTCTCACTTGTCTCTGCACTTTTCATAATCTACCGGGAATGTAAGTACTTGGTGTTGGAACTTAGCGTTGAACTGTTGTACACGCTTTGCGGTTATCTTGTACGCTCTGCGAACCTTTTGCGCCTCTTCTAAGGTTTTGCAGCACCCGCCGGGTATGGTGTGGAATTGTCTATCACTACCTAGTTCCTGCACACAGAAACGTTCTTGGCGTTGTTCGTTAATCTTTTTAATCCTTGTTTTCATCTTCTTCTACGGTATAAGTTAATAATACTCGGTCACATCTGAATAGTGCCATTACATTCGCTTTGAACTCTTCCGGAGTAAGCCCGGAGACCATGATAGGCGTCTTACTTATGGTATCCCATACCTCGCCGTTAATGATGGTTACTTTTTCGATTCTCAACATACAAATAAAATATAAGCGGTGATTAGTACACAGATTCCGATGAATCCCAAAACGTTTAATACTTGTTTCATATTCTTTGATTTTGTGGGCGGTTTCCCGCCCGGTTAATATTTAATCTAGTATCTGCTCTACTCCGATAATGTAGCCTACTCCGAACAGTTCGTTTAATTTCGGATCGCTGACTTTATAAACCTCGTCTACTATTTCGGCAAAACACGGAATTGTCAATTTTGGAAAATCTAGCCCTACTTTAACGGTTTTCGTTTTATTCACTTCGGGTATTTTGAACTTCACTTTTACTGTAATCGTCTTCATATGTTAAGCCTCCCGTACTCCTATTAATTCATATTTATTTTTTCTACAATACTTATACGCTGCATCAAATGCCTCTTTGATAGTTGTTTCGGCGTAACATTGAGCGTCCCTCTTACCTTCGGAATTTCTAAATTCGATGATGTAAACTTTTTCATATTCATTTTCTCTGCAATACTTACGCGCTACATTACGGGCTTTTTTGATAGCTGTTTCTGTTTTCATATTCTTTATTATTTAATTGGTTTCTTATTTCGATATGACGAATGTACGGCGAAGTTTTGGTTTTGCCAAATTTTGAACAAAGAATTAACTTTGATTAACGATACAATAAAAAACCACCCTTACAGGACCGTCTCGGCTGTGTAAGGGTGGAAAAAATAATGAAAAGCATTCGACAAAATTAGTTTCATGCTGAGGACCTCCGTCCTCGTGAATTATTTGAAAATACTATATCTCTAAATGGTGCTACAAAGATAATGCTTTATTCGGTATATGTATCCTATCTCCGCACAAACATTGTTTGCTTACCATACAGTTTTACGTTTTTCTGCTTGTCCGCCTTAAAACCTGCTCGTTTCAGCATGTTCGCCACCTGCTTAGCCCTTGCCACGTTGAAGTCGGTACGCTTGTTTCCTAGACATTCTACCCATATTTCGAAGGCGCAAAAGCTGTCCCGTATCTCTGTCCCTTCCGGTTGTAATCCCACTTCGTTAACGAAATCTAAGCGGTCGGCGAAATACATGTCATCCCAATTAGCAGGGAACTTGCGGTTAACGTATTCGAATACTAAACCTTCTTGCGGGTCCTTCTCGGTGAACTCTTCACGTTTACCGTTGGCGATCTCTTCGGCTTCCGGTGACAGGATAAGACTTTCACCTGCTTTATAAAGTTCCACGGCTTCCGCCCAAAGTTGATTAACGATTTCTTGAAACTCCGCTTTCCGTTTCGGATTGAGAAACACATCGGATGCGGGGACACGTCTCACAGGAACCGGAAAGAATCGGCGGCTTCCTGTGGGGTCCTTTAGGAAATCATCATTGTTGGTGGACCCGAAGAAAACACATTGCCGTCTGTGTGTCTTAACTCGCATCGCATACGCCGCCCTGTAAGTATCCTCCGTTTTAGAGATGAAGTTCTTCATCGTCTCAATGTCGGTTTTCTTTAGGGCTGACAGTTCGGCAAGTTCCACAAGCCACGACTTTTGCAGGGCTTCATAGGCTTTAGTGCCCTCCATCGAAACAAGTGAGTCGTTAAACCAGCCGTTCGCCAACTTCTGAATAAGAGTTGACTTACCTACTCCCTGCTCCGACACCATGATGAACGCCGTGTCGAACTTCGTTCCCGGTTCGAAGATGCGGGCAACCGCCGCCACGAGCATTTTACGGAATGCCTCAGCCGTGTAAATGTTCTGCTCCGCACCCATGTAATCGTGCATGAACGTATCTATCCGTGGAATAAAATCCCATTCTCGTTCATTCAAGTAGTCTTTAATCGGATGGAAGGAATTCTCTAAAGCTAATACCTCGATCACGTCGTTTAGCCTGTCTTTCGCATACAAGCGGTGTAGACGTTCGATTCTACATTTGATGACAGCTACCCCGGTATCATCCAGTACATCACCTTTTACTTTCGACTTGTCAAAGTACGGGGTGCGGGTATAAACCACTACGTCACGGAAAAGGTCGTATGCAAGCAACTTATTCAGCAGGGGGTCAGACTTAAACGCATTGATGAAGTTAACGGTCGTGTTGGTCTTGTTACCTTTCGAATCCAAGTCCCATTCTATTTCCGTTTCTTCCTCCGTCTCGGCGATGGCTTCGTCCGGGATTTCTTCGAAGTCGCCTAGATAATCCTCTACGGTGGTTAGCTCCTTAACGACTTCCGTATCTTCATGTACTAGCTGATTCATTGCCGTTTCGCTCTCCTTCTTCCCAAGATGCCCGAACAGGTGAACACGTACCAAGTCATAAGCGTTGTATGTGTGACCGTCGCCGATCGGGTCTGTTGAATGGTGGGAATAAGCGAACTTATCTTCGTACACTACCATTCCGGCGGCGGATGTTCCGCCCTTGTATGTGTATCGGTCGCTCCCGCATTCCTCGTAAACATCGGACAGGTATTTTTCTATTGCTTCCTGTATGGTGTAGACACGGCAAAATGCACCGATTAATCCCGTCTTTGTAGTGGGGTCGGCTGATTCTTTGATAAGCGTTCTTACCGTCTGCTCTTCACTGTCAGCGAAAGCCCACAGGCGCACATCTTGCCAAGCTTCGCCGCCTCCGTACAAGTCGAGAATATAGTCTACATCCAACGGTTCGCCTTCTTGCCGCTCGAAATAAAATTGTTGATCACAGGAAATGGTAGCCCAAAACATTAGACGTTCCGCTTGGAACGTAGTCGGATCGAATAGTTCGATACCCATTATTTCGGCTACTTTGCGGCTAGCCGCCTCGTATTCTTCCCGTGTATCTATTTCCCTATTCAATGGGATAATGAGGCGGAATCTACGCTTGTTCGGTCTGTCCGAACGTGTACCATAAATAGCGGCGGCGCAATCGAACTTGATAGAGAAATCGAAAAAGAAATCATCATTCCCGTAGTCAACATCCAATGTGATGAGGGAACGTGATGTTACCGAATTCTTGGTGCGGCGACCACCGGAAAGCGTGCCACCTACGAAACCGCCCTTGTCTTTGCGGATAGCCCTTTCCGACTTCGCTAGCAAATCATATTCTCTGACGGTTTCAGTATCCACCTTTGGCGTAGAAAGGATGCTTATCAGTTCATCCCATGTATAAGACTTCCGTTTCCAATTAGTTGAACGAGCACCACCACCGACAGAGATATTGTATTTTTCCATAACTAAAATTATTTAATCGTCCTTTTTATAATAGTAACTTTCGAATCCTTCGGCGTTTAAAGGTATATCGAAAACCTTTGCCCATTCCGGTAAAATGCACATCGCAATACACACATCATCGAGGCTTGGACCGCCATCCTCCAATACTTCGGCTATCAGTTCATCGTGGATGTGCCCGATAATTCCGCCGTTGTGGGGGTCCAAAGATAATACATTTTTCAATGCGTACGCCATAAGATCACGTGAAACTGCTTGAATTAAATTTTCAGTCAGCTTTCCGCCGTAGGTATCCAACTCGCACCAAGCTCCCACGGGATGCCCTTTATCGGCTGTTCCGGCGATGCCGTAGTAACATATAGCCTCTACTTCCCTTGTGTCCCCGTTCGGGTATCTGATGGTCTTTGGCTTGATTGACGCGTAGGGATAGTGCAGGGATCGACCGGACGGCAAGCGAACTCCGAGCGTGCTAAACTGTGGAATCCAATAGAAGGTACAAACCGTGCGACCCGCTACTATTACCGGGACCTCCCGTTTTGCGAGGATGGCACGCTTCGCCGAATTTTCTAGGGTGCGCCATAACGCCACGATGTTGGGGGATGCCTCCCGCCATTTTAAGATGATGCCTTTAATGTCCTCTTCGGGGATAGCTCCTTTTTTATCCATTATCTTGATAGCAGATACCCATCCGCCGTACCCAAGTGCTAGCTCGGTTACCTTACCTTGCTGTCTGTATGGCGAATGCTTGTCAATCTTGGATTCGTCTAAACCAAATGTACGGGCGGCTGATGTTATATAGATGTCCCCACCTTTGCGGAACGTCTCAACACGCCATTCCTCATTAGCTAGGCAAGCGATTACACGGGCTTCGATCGCTGAGAAGTCAGCCACTTTAAACTTGTACCCCTTGCGGGCAATGAATGCGGTACGGAGCAACTGAGACAGCAAATAAGGGATGTTATCGTAGAATAACAGTAAATCGTCTAGCTCCATACTCTTAACGGCTTCCCTTGCCGCCTCTAGTTCCGCCACTGTCTTAAAATGGTTTTTCGCTAGGTTCTGCATTTGGACCATACGACCCGCCCAACGCCCGGTACGGTTGGCTCCGTAGAATCGGAACAAGCCCTTAACGCTACCATCCCGGCAAACGCAGTCTAGCATCGCACCAAACTTTGTTACGGATGTCTTGTACACGATTTTGCGTGCCTCTAGCACCTTCGTTACATCTTCGTTATCACATTCTTTGATGATGCCATCTACGGTGTCCTTGTTAATGGAATCGAAATGTTTCCCGGTAAGGTTCAAAATGAATGCATCTATCTGCTTGGATGCCTTTAGGGAACTGATTCCGTATTCCTTCTCTATTTCGCTTTCGATCCTGTGGATATACTCATCAAACAGTATTTTTGCTTTTGATGCCAAATGAATGTCTATCCGGCTTCCACGGTCGTTAATTTCTTGGTCCACACCATAGTTTATGATCTCGCTTTCCGGTATTTCGATATGGCGTAATTTTCTTTCTATCTCACGCTCGGATAGGATATCGTACTTTAAATACTCCTTGAAAGCCTCCCATTTTTCCGGGTAATCTTCCGGGTAAATGCGCTTCCCTTTTGCTTGTGGAAGGCAAAACAGTTTGATAAGATTAAGACCTGTGTCTAATTTCCCGTCGGTTAGCATCATCGCTTTAGACACTTTTCCCAATGATTCGGGAAATCCTGCATACAAGGACAGGGTAGCTGTACAACGGAACTTCGTAGCCGGGATGTCATAACCGTATTTACGAAGGCAAAGACGTTCAAACGTAGCGTTGTGGGCATATATAAGGGTATCGGATGCTGTCACCAGTTCAAAAAACTCCGTAGTATCCTCGTACTGTGTAAGGTCTATTTCGTGGACGTCTCCATCATCAATGGCATAACCGATAAGCAGTATTTCGAAAGCGTCCGATTCGGTGTACTTGTACATGCCGCCTTTTTTGATGTCTACATCGGAAAATGTTTCGAAGTCAATAAATACTTTTCTCATGATTCTTTTTTATTTTTTAATTAAAAAGGGTGGCGTGCTTCTACTCACACCACCCTCTGCACACTTGTTACTTATTGGTTGTTAAATAATAAAATGGATTAAATAAAAATGGGTGACCATCTTTTGGTTAGGAGGGGTCTACTCCTATTTTTATGTTATCGCAATAACGGGTCATCTCCTTCCTCTGACTCATCGGCGAAATCGTCCTCAACGTTTCCGGCTCCGCCTCCAAATGCGGTATCGTCTTTCACCTTCTGCAAGCCATTCAGACCGAAAGAAATACCCTTTCCGCCTGCGTTATCGTAGACATATGCGTCAATCGAAGCCACCCCCCAAGAACCGGAATAAATGTCCTCTTTTCGTGTGATAGGCTGTTTGAACTTGTCAAGAACTAGCGGTGCACCGTCTTTTTCTTTGCGGTAAGCGGAGATCATGATGTAACCGAAGTTGTCGCTATATTCGGTATCGTCACCATCCTTGATAGGATTCCACTTTTCTCCGGCTGCTCCGGTGGTAGGGATGTTGAATTTCGGATGTTCTGCTTTGTATTCATCCTGCAATTCCTTGATGATGCGGTTTACTTTGGCAATCTGTTCTTTGTCCGTCTTTGGTATGAGCAATGTTACTTCGTAACGAGGATTACCACTCTTGAATGCGTCTCTTGCTTCGAATACCCGTACCCATGAAAAGCGTACATTCTTTAAAACTAATTTTTTTCCCATAATCGTAAATTTTTAAATTTGTTGTTATTACTGTTTCTTTAAGACTCTGCAAATATATGGCAAGGTTTTGATACTTCCAAATTTTGACAAAACTATTAACGTTGATTAACTTTCGATGTCGAAATCACTTGATACATCATAGTCCTTGCCGTTGTGACTGTCCGGTACAAGTTTAGGCGCACCCGGTTGCGTCTTAACGTATTCACCCAATTTGGCGGTGAAAACCTTCTTTCCTAGCAACTTTTCAAGGTCCGTGATACCTTTCAATGAGATGTTCAAAACCTCGTCTTCTAGGTATTCTTTTAGAAGGATGTTACGCACCTTATCGGGGTCTACTATCTTCCGGGCTGTCCGTCCCTCAACTAACTTGTAACCGTCCCATTTCTTTCCCTTCATGGCTTCGGCATATGCGTATTGGTTGAGCGATTCAAGCCATGACCTGTACCTGTCTAGCTTTCCTAGCATATCGACTATCTCCTCATCGGTCATAACCAATGTATCGGGATGTTCTTCGAAGTCGTGGGTTATCTCGTCCTTTTGCGCTCTGCATGTGGCTTTCACCGGGCAAAACTGACACCAAGATCCTACCACCTGCTTTCCCTTTCCTTCAAACGCTAGCTTGGCTTTCGGCTGCAATACCTTCGTAGCCCATTCTAGCAGATCGGACACTGACATTTCGATCGTGTCGTAGTGGTGTAATCTAGGCTGTCCCACTGACATACGAACGTACTTGATACTTCTGTTGTTGATCTTGGCAAGCGCACCAAGTGCGTACATTTTGAACTGTGGGCTTTCAGCCGGGACCTTCACCCCTTTTCCGTACTTAAGGTCTACGATGTGCAGGATATAAGGGGATAACAGGGTAACATCGGCGCTTCCGAAAGAATCGGGCGCGTATTTGGAGATATCTAACTTTTCCTCTAAATATGTCGCCACTGGACCGCCTAGCGGTCCTTTCTGCATCTCATAGAATTCTCCTACCACGAAGTTAACGTATTCGCCTACCGAATCTCGCATTTCCTCAGAAAAGTACTTGTTTTTGGCGATTTCATCCGGGACGGGCATCTCGTCACATTCGGGGTAAAACGTCCCATCTATCCAACTTTTCAGCGCATATTCCGCTAGTTCGTGCGCTGTAGTGCCTTCCTCGGCGTATTCGCTTGTCTTGCTTCCGGCGGCTTCCGCTAGGCGTGCGGACGGCGTGCAATTAAGCCAACGTTCGGAAGATGAAGGGGACAAAACAGCGTGTCCCCTTTCTGAATGGTTTATGCTTGACATATCAATGCGTAAAAGTCGTTATAACGCTCCGATTGCAATGTTCCAAAGTTAGTCGCTCCGCATTCGGCGAATGCGTCCGCTACTACTTGGCGTTTTTTCAATCGGATTAGCTCGGTCGCTTTTTCTCTTAGCATCTCGATCGTCACCTCCGGCATCTCTTCGGCGGGTGCTGCTTCGTCTTCCGGGACTTCTTCCGCTTCCTGTGGTTCGATAGCTTGCGCCTGTGGTGCTTTCTCTTCCTCGGTTACCGTTTCCTCTTCTTTGGCTTCGGCGTTGATCACGGACAACAATAATCCTCTCAGTTTGGCGTTCGTATTCTTACCGGGACGTTCCGCCGGATCAATGTTGAAATGAACTGTCAAGACGTCATAAAGCACCTGTGTAGGAACGGCTTTCATTTCTTCCTCAGACATTGCACAAATGGCGTCTACCGTGTGATAAGTCAAGTCATCTCCCGGTGCTTCCGGTGCTTCCGGTGCTTCTTCTCCTTTCACCTGTGTAGCTTCCACCACCTTGTTAGCTAAAGCCGCTACCTTTTCCTCGTGGGTGATTTCTTCCTCTACCACTTCGGTGGGTGCCTTCTTGCTTTCCAAGATTATCGCTTTCCCTGTCGGTACTTCCTTCGGTGTTTCTCCAAAGGTGGGGAAACCGTTCGCTTGGTTACGTTCGTTCGCCAGTGCGAGAAGAAAATCTGAGGCGCATTTCATTTCATTACCTAAACTCTGCTCGTCAATGCTAATCGTTACTTTCATGATTACTGTTTTTTAAATGTTAAATATTTGTTAGTTATCTCGTTCTCGTCCACGCGAATCTTCCCCTGTTGGTTCTTATACTCGCTTAAATGACCTTGCCTAATTTTGTACCGGATGGCATTTTCCGTTAGCCCTATCATATGGGCTGCTTCGCTGATTCTAATCAACTTTGGTTTTACTTCTTCCATTTTTAAAAATTCTTAGATTTGTGAAACGTACTCAAAAAATCTTTGTAAGCCATCTCCACCGCTTCGGCGTAAACCGAACGATACTTGTTAGCTGTCGGATAGATGAACGCACGAATTTTAAATTCAAACTTTTCTCCGCCGTCCTCCCTCGCTAGCTTTTCACGAAATAATTCCTCGGTCGTTAGCCGAAACGGTGAACTGAACTTGTTATACACGTCCGTGGCTTTCAACTGTGTGTTGATGTGTAGCCACGCCTCGTCGTAATAGAACTTCTCTAGCTTGCAAAGATTAACTCTCTCTTTTCTCATAACTCGATTATTTGGCGAATGACCCGTGAACGCTCGTATCGTTTCTTTTGCGTCACCTCGGAGTATTGATGACCCGTTTCATTCGTAATTCGATGTTGCAAATATACGGCTTTTATTTGAATCTGCAACAATTTAGGCAAAAGAAATCGCATCATTAACTTTTCTTAGGAATTCGGGGTGATTTTGAGGCGTGGATAGATAACTATCCATCATAAACGGTTGATTCCTAGTACGTTACGTAATGGGTGGATAGATTAAAGGATGTTAAAATCGTTGTAAGTTGCTGCAAATCAGTGTTTTATGGAAAAGTGGATAGATAGGTGCAAACTTCTCAAGAGTATAGCGTAAAAGTGTGTATGTTGATTGATAAATAATCTACACAAGCTAAAAATACACACTATAAAAGTTTTCTCATATATACATGGAAATTACCTATCCTACCTATCCATATTGTTATAAAAGCCTTTAGATTAGCAAGTTACGCGGATAAGTGAAAAAGTGTTTCCTATCTGTATAAATGTTAATCCCCTGCAAATCAGCTACTTACAGGGGATAGGACTTTGGATAGGTTAATTTATTTAACTCGATTTTGCTATCCCGACATTACAATTCAGCACTAAATCGGACGTGTAACCTTGATTTTGGATTCTGATTTGTGACTGTGGTCTGTATTTTGGGCTTCCCAATTCTAAAAAACAAGAATCTTTTCTGCTTAACGTGGCTAATTACGTCTAGCGTATCAACCGAACTAAATTCTAATTTCGTGGTATCCGGGGAAACTAGACCGCTTATTTTGTTCCAAGAATCATCGTAGGAGAATTTATACTGGTTTGGGACCTCCGTTTTCTCCGTTACTACTACCGTATCTATCCGTAACTCCGATTCTATGGTGTGTACCGCCTTAACGTCCCTTAACTTTAGACGTAGGTCTGATACCTGTTTAGTTAAACGACTGTTAAACAATTCTAGTTCGTTACTTTTCAAAGTTAGGGCTTGGACCGTCTCTGCATCCTTTCCGGCTTTCGTTTTGAACCGGGTAGCCTCGGTGTTTATGGCTTCGATATTGCTATCTAGCCGCCGTATCTCCTTCTTCTGCCTTTCCACCTTATTATATAAGATGCCCACTACTATGAGAAGTAGCAGGCAAGAAATCACTAAATATTTGCTCATGGCGTGACGATTACGTTTTTCATGAATGTTCCGTATTCCGCCCGTACATCGTAACAGGGACACATCTTAATGAACTCGAAAGGTTCTACCTCGCCACTTCCGTTCTTATCGGGTGACGTGTCACGGTGACCCAGCAGTTCCACGATAGGATAACGATTACAGATATCGTTAATTAGGTCTATCAACGCCGCTTTTTGTTCGGGGGTGCGGGTATCCTTCGCTTTCCCAGCCTTGTCAAGCCCGCCCACGTAGCAGATACCGATAGAGTGACGGTTGTATGACTCTTTAGAAAAGCCTTTTGTATTGCAGTGGGCACCGATTGCGGTTTCGTTCCTGCCCTTCTCGATCGTCCCGTCTAGGCGGATAACGTAGTGATAGCCGATCCCGTTAAAGCCTCGCTGCTTGTGCATGGCATCAATCTCCTTTGCGCCAATATCCTGTCCCTCTCGTGTAGCCGAGCAATGGATAATAATGGCGTCTACTTTATTGCTGTTGTTTATCATCTTCTTTGTTCCTTTCTGTGAAGTCTTTTAGCGCATTATGAACGCGCCCGTTTACGTAGATGTACACACCGAATATAGACCCGGCGTAAACCAAACACTGTGCGAAAAACCATAAAACCGAATCATGAATGATTCCAAGCGGTTCTACCAAGAATCCCGCAATCGACAAACTTACTCCGGCGATTAGCATCCCTACCGCCGTCCAAACTTGAACATCTTCCTTTGTTTCCCTCTTCATAACCTCAATTGTTAAGTAATAAAGCAAACTCGGTAAGGTTTAACAGGATTACAACAGGCGTCTTCCGGCGGATTTTGAACGGATTTATATTTCTCCCACACTCCGTGAAAGTCTTCTATAAATGCGTCTGCCTTACCACGTTCTTCTTCCCAACGCTTGTTTTTGTTGTAATCGGGAATAACTACCGAATTGCCGTATTGTTGTATCTTTAATCCTGTTGATGTACTCTTTTGGTCCGCCGCTTTCAGATAACGGACGAAAGCGTAGTAACACAGGATTGTGGAAAGGGGAACGATATTATAGGTGTTTCCGTCTATTACAACATCCAACGAATAATTGGAATCAGAATCAGTCCCGGCGGGTATATCGATCATACCCTCTCCGCCTCCTAGTTCACTAGATACTGAGAAAAACGTATCACCGCAAAGAGCTATCTTTATATCCAGCTTGTCCGCTTCTTGGATACTCTTGTTAATCTCCGTATCTTTCACGTCCGCCGCTATATCGAATAGCTCTCGGAACTTTTTAAGTACTGGTGCAAAACTACCCATTTCCTTCTGTATTTAGTGAGGCTACCGTAGTAGATTCCTCAAGTTCGTTGTAAATCTCACATAATTCGGTTGGCACGTCCATAGCTCGTGCAATCTCTCTGCTTAACTTGCTACGCAACTTCGTAACCGAACGCCTGTAAACCTTCTGCATCTCCTTAACGACTTCACCGGATGCGTTCGAAAACGAGATGAGAGAGGAGTCAACCAAAGGGATAGGAATGTTATACGCTTGTGAGGCGATGTCCTTTTTCAATGGCTCGTTGTACGCTTTATACAGGTTTGCATCGATTGGAACGCCTAACTGGTCCACCTTGATGAATGGCTTCTGTGAAAGGGCGTTATCGTCTCTCACCAAAACAGCAGACCCCGCGCCCTGTGCGCCCATTACCTCTTTAATACCCTTAACAAATGCATCCTGTTCTTCCTGCTCGGTAAAATCACCGTGGGAAATGATACTGCACATGTGGAATCCACGTGTCAGTGTTCTTTCTACGTAGGTAGAATTCATCGCCTCGGCTTGCATCTCCGATTGAACGGCGTGGAACGGTGAAAGCGGGTAGGGTTTCGTGGTGAAGAAGTTAATGTATAAAAGCTGCCCGGGATGGTTTTCGATACCTCCGTATTCTTCCACTTCGGCGGCGAAATTGTCCGGGTCAAAGGTGGGATAGGTAACGGCGGTTTTGTCTAGCTGAGTAGACTTTATGTTTTGACGATCCCAGTTATTGAAAACGACCCATTTATGGATAACAGGATTCGTTAGGTAATCCTTGTTAAGCCCGGCACGCACGTATTCAAACGGGACGGGGTAAATCATCTTCGGACGGTAATCACCTCCGTACTGCACGATTAAAGCGCACCCACGAAAGCGGGCAACATCGTAGGCAAGCATATTCAGAATGTCATCCATGTTGTCACCGTGGGCATTCATTAACTCGCCGAAAGTACGGTCTTTGAATCCTTCACATTCGATGGCTTCGCTTAATCTCTCAACGCTCAAAGATGCGGTTTTACTCGCATATATCAGTTCTGAAATAATTTGGGGATACAGGTTGCCATCCCCGTACCCCACAATTTTCTCGGAAACCTTAGCGTTAATCTTCAAAGCCCTATCGACTATTACATTTACTTTCTTATGAGCTATCATATTAACTTGCCTTATTTAGTTTAACCTAGTTCGTTTATCAGTTCTTCGTCCGTCTTTTCTACGGGTGCTTCCGGTTCTGCGGGTGCTTCCGGTCCTGCGGGAACTTCCGGTTCTACGGGTGCTTCCGGTTCCGGTGCTACTTCTTCGGGAACTTCCGGGATAATCGTCGGTTCATCTTCCACACCGACAGGACCCAAATCATCGAAGTAAGGAATGTAATCGGCATTTTCCTTCATCAAACGTTCGGCGATAGCATCGGTGCAGTTGAATGCCCGGTACACAATTCCGTCCGCTACGTGATTAATGGAAAGACCCGGCTTCATAACGTACCGAACGTGTACACCTGTCAGATAGTGGCTTTCGTACCATTTCTTAGCATACGCACGGTCCATGTGACACATAGGGTCCAAGTTTAAACGGGTGATGCTTTTACAGAGATTCAAAATCTCTATCTCGTCTGTCAAGATTACCAATTCTCTAGCAACTGGTTCTTCTATCTTAGTTCTTCTTCTAGCCATGATGTTATACTGTTTTTAGGGCGTTATATTGTGACGCCGTGATACTATATCGGAAGTCCCCGCAAGAACCGTCCGGTGTTTTTAAAGTCGCTGTCGATACGCCATCGGTTGCGCTATCCGTTGCAAAATCGGACAGTTCCAAAGGGGAATTACACCCCAAGATGAAATACTGATTGTTTTTCGTCTTGACAGCCACAAGGAATGATCCCGATACCAAACCAATAATATACGGAACGATAGGAAGAGATGAAAGTAATTTCATTACTACCGTAATTTCCAACATCGTAGGTGCGTTATCGTTGATGCGGGCGGCTTCCGTTTCTTGGATTGAATTCTTTACCGCTTGTACGGTGTATCCTCTCGTTCTGGCTTTCTTGGTTACGATGGCTTCGCCCGTTGTTGGGGATGCCGATACACTGGAAATGTCCTCGTAGTTAAGCAGTACGGCTTCCTCAATTCCGGCAATACCGGAGATTAAGCCCGGATTAGCGCAATCAAACGCCAAGTCCTGTGAAATTCGTTTCAAACATGTCATAGTTACGATGCTTTAGCCAAAAGAGTATTCCAAGTGGATTCCGTTACACTAGCACGGGCTTCACCTAATACGCTCTCCGGCGTGGTTAATGTGATAGCGGTAAATCCGCCATTCTCGTTCGCTGATTCTTCCAATCCGGTTATTTCCAAACCATAATTGCAGCCGTATATGCGATAAACGCCCGTCTCCACCATCTTAGCAACCGCAACCAAGCGAGAATTGAGAATGGTATTGATAAACACGTTTTCCACGGATGTCTTTTTGTAAACAGTGAAGTTCACGGCTTGCTCTATTGCGTTCGGTGCATTTTCGTTGATTCTCGGTGCTTCCGTTGCGTTCGCTCCTTTTCGGATTGAGGCGACCCGGATAGTTTTCCCGGTCGGTGTAAGGGCGACAGTCGCCACGCCCGCCGAAACGGAAATAGATTGAATATCTGAGTAGTTGATAAGCAACAAATCAGCTATCCCAACCGCACCGCCTAAGCAATCGTAGGTAATCGCACCTGTGATATTACTAATACATCCCATAATACTAAGTTAATTTGTTAGCCTCTAAGTAAGTCCAAACAGCAGGTAACGCAATCATGTTGCGGTCACCTCGTGAATTATCCGGCGTTTTAAGCGTAACGGTTACGAATCCACCTGCTGCGGATGTGTCACCGTCCATGCTTGCCACCTCCAGTCCTGCATAAAGCCCGACAACCTTAATGCTGCCGCCGTCTTTGAGTTTTGCGAAGGCTACGAAATTACCCGATAACAAGGCTTCTTGAATCGCCATACCATCGGATGTTTTATCGTACACTGTTAACGTTACCGTCTGTTCCATGCCCGCCGCACCATCAAGCGAACGCAAAGCGTCCGTGATTTTAGCACCATTCTTGTAACAGTCAACCGGGATAGCCTTCCCACCGGGCACGAGCGCAATAGAATTTACTACTACATCGCTACCTGTCACGAATGAGGCAAGGTCCGCCTTGTTAACAAGGTATAGCCCCGCCAAACCGACGGAGCCACCTGCGCACCCGAACGTGATAGCCTTATTTAGTTTAATACATGCCATAGTTCTAGGTATTTACTTGTTATTTCGCTGTTGTTGCGAGTTTAAGAATCTGAGGAATAGCCACCATCACATCAGCAGCAAAGACAGTCGTACTGTAATACTTGCGGTCCTTAGCGTCTTGGATAAACGGCTTAATGTTCACACTCGAATCCTCCAAAGCGATCTGAATATTCGTTTTCGGAGTAAACGCGATGAACGCTTTCTGATCGGTGGTGTCCGCAATCATTGAAGCCGATACGTGAGGAAGTTCGTTGATGCGGTAACCTTCCAAAGTGTAAACGGGCTTCCCGTCCTCCATGTTCTGCTGCGCTGTTGTATTGTCCTTCTTCTGCACCAAGTTTTTGAACAAGCGCATAACATTAGAAGTCACGAAGAATTCAGAATTTTCCTTTTGATCCGCACGCTGAGAGTCGATCAAGGCTTTCATAGTTGCCTCTACTCCGGTGGTTGCGCTATCGTCCAGTGTCAGAGCAAGGATCGTTTCAGAACTGTCCCGCATCTGTTTCAAGAAACCACCACGTTTGAAGATGTTGTAAGCAACGTCTGCCGCTTTAGTTCCATCCAACCAAGCCAAACGGAGCAAGTCAGCTTCTAATACTTTCAGTACTTCCGCCGCCACGAATCCGGCTAACTGTGTTTCGTCGAAATCATCAGAGATGTGTACGCCTTTAGCTACCATCTTACCCCACAAGTCTTGCAAGCAAACAACGATAGGTAATTCGATGGGCTGGAAATCGTAGTACTTAACGCTGTCCTTCATCGAATTGTAAGCGTACGTGCCGTCGCATCCCGCCGATTTGCGAAGTGCCTTAGTGTCAGCCGTAAATGTCACGATCGGCGTTTTGTTATCAAGTCCTGCAAGAACTGTTGCGCCTCTCTCCATTTCTCCCACCAATCCGACAGTCATAGAGATAACGTCAGACAAGCTGTTAATATTCAGATTATTTAAATCCGTAAAAGTCATTGTCATAATTTTAGCCTCCTATAATTTATAAAGTGATTACTTCTGTTTTGCGAATTTTTCCATCGCCGCTTTTGCCTTCGCTCTCGCCTCTTCGTTTGACAGCTTGGTTTTCTCGGACTGAGACCCTTTGTCTCCCACGGTGCGGCTAGACACGATTGGTGTTTTGGTCTGCTTGGAAAGCATCGTTTTAATCTCACCCAAAGAGGTTTCCAGTGCGGTAAGACGTTTAGAAAATTCGTCCGGTGTTTTGGATTTCTTTTTCTCTTCGTCCTCATCTTCTGTTTCGGTTTCCTCCGCCATCTCTTCGGTGTCGGTCTTAGCTTCCTCTTCCACCTCTTTAAAGGATTCGATTACGCCGTCCTTTACCACGAGTATGAGTTGACCCTCGTCCGTTACTATGGTGACTTCTCCGTCTGCTACGGGCGTACCGTCCGCATTTACTACTGCGTCACCTACGGCGACTTCTTCACCCGCCGACTTAATCGTGATTTTCTCGCCGTTGATGGCTTCCACGATGTTCTCGGCTAATTTTGTCTTTGCCGAGAATTTACTGAAAATTCCTGTAAAAATTCCCATCTTGTTACTTTGATTTTGGTTATTAAATAGTGAACTTGTGGCGGCGGGTAATCCTACCAAGTCACAAGTAAAAAGTTCTAAAAATTCGGTTACGTCCCAAGTTCCGGTAGCCTCGTTCCACTGCTTGATATCGTTATCAACAACAGATACGCCTAGCATATCCGGTTCTTTCTCGATAAGCGAGCGCATGAAGGTTACTTCGGCGGGGTAAGCGTCTACCATAGCGGGTGAAAAGTCGAAGTCGGCATAAACAATGCCATCCTCTTCTACGAAGTTGGAAAACTTGCCGATGTATTGATCCAACAAATCGCCTCCGTTGTGTGTCTTGCGGGAATGGATCGGTCTAGAATTCCCACAGGCAACAAGGGATGCCAAAGATTCCGGTGTAATCACGATTTTACCTATCAGTGATTCGCCGTTTAAGCCTAAGTCCTCCCAAGAATTGGCGGTTTCCCCGGCTTCTATGATGCGTACTTTAACAAAATCTGCCATATAATCAATTAATTTGTGCAAATATACTAAATAATTACGTGACTTCGAAAGGATGCCGCACCAATTAAAGTGCGGATTCCCTTATAAGTGCCATATTTGATGCTACTTCGTTGAATTCCTGCACCGAAACAACCGGATTTGGAACATTCTCCACCCCTTGTACGAAGGCTGCGGCTATCTGATTAATCGTTTTATCCGATAGATCTACCGTATTCTTCGCCATTTGACGGTTCAAAGTGGTGTACGAGCTAGTACTAAGTACATCAAAACCGCCTCCCTGTGCGTATTTGTACGCATTCGAGTTGCCGAAGGACCGTCCGCCGTACTGCTGATTCAGAGCAGACAAGGCGTTAATAGCACGGGAAGCCGATTTATTAAGAATATACATGTTCTCACCGCCTTCCGCTTCGAATTGCTGCCCGTTTGATCCGGTAAAAGTTACGCCGCCCTGTGAATGCGGTGCACCAAATACCGTACCACCTTTGGCAAATTTCCGTGTAGAGGCTTGTGTCTTTGGGACATCATCTTTTACCTTCATGATAGATGCCACCTGTTTCAGACCTGCCGCAATAACGATTGCCGCCTGCGCTACTCCCCAAATGCCACCCTGCGCAATCGCTTTAGAGGCACCTAGATAGGTATTGATTGTTGCCTGCGCTACTGCGAAAATCTTCCCAGCTTCTGATTCCTGTCCCAGCAGGTTAGACATTTGCCCGGCGGTTTCGCTTGCCATAGTCAATTCAGCGTTATAACGAGCGGCGGCGTTCTTCCGTTTCAGTTCGTTGTACTTCTGTTCGATAAGTGCGGTGTTAGCTCCTATCTTCTCGGCGTTCGCAATCTCCTGCGCCATCTGAGCGTCTAGTTGCATCTGTCGCAACTCGTACTCGTTTGATATGTTCTGCTCGGCGATTACTCGGCGGTTCTCGGCGTTCATAGCCTCGGCTTGTTTCTTCCGTTCCGCCTCCTGCTGTTCCAAAGCGTAGGTCTTTTCCTGCAAAGAAACCTGCATCTCATACTTAGTGTTATCGAATTCCTGTTGCGTAATTAGTCCTTGCTCCAAACGAAATCGTTCTTTCGCCAAGATAGCTTGGTTTATCTCGTTTTGGTCTTCGATGGCTTTCCGCTTGTCAACGATGCCGATGTTACTTTCCCGAATCTTAAGTTGCAACTCGGTTATGCCTGCCTCATAGCTTTTAAGGACTTCCGCCTGTATCGCTTTCGCTTTCGCTGCTGCTGCTTTCTCGGCATCCTCCTTCGCTTTCTTGGCGTCCTCGGCTGCTTTCTTATCGGCGGCTGCTTTCGCGGTCGCTGCTGCCTTGTTCGCTGCCGCTACGGCGGCTATATCCGCTTTCTCCAAGCCGGATACTTGGCTAGTAAGTTCCTTCCGTTGTGACAGGTATTGTGCCCTCTTTTCTTCCAGTGCCGCCAATGCCTCTAGTTCCTTCCGGCGGTCTTCGTCCGTAGTATAGCTCAGTGAGTTTTGCGTTTTGATCTGCTGATATTTTGCCTCTAATATTTTCAGCTCCGCCGCTTCCATTTCACGAGAAATCCGTAGGGCTTCGTTAGCTGCCGCTTGTCTTTCCTTTGATGATTTGGTCTGATCTGCTAGGATAGCCTTTTGAGCCTCCATTTCCCGCCGTTGCCGAGCTAGCACGACTATTAGGTCTGATTCGGCGTTATAGATATCCCGTTCAACTTGTGCCATCCCTTTAGCGGTGTTGATAGCCTCTACGGTTTCATCCGAGATCAACCCCAACCAATTATAGACTTTAATATAGGCTTCCGCCAGCCATTCAAAAACCTTCACTATTTCGGCAAAGAGCGCTGCCACCGCATCAAGTACTTTCGCAATGATCAGTTGTATAGGTGCAAGAATCGTTTTAACGGACGTAGCCAGTTCGTTATTGCGGTCCATCAGTTTTCCGATAGTAGAGATCAGAAACAAAACCGCCGAAGCGATTGCGACAAAAGGATTCGCCATCAGTGCGGCGTTAAACGCCTTCACGGAAGCAATGCCGCCCGACATCCCCTTCACCATCATCCCCGTAGCACCTGTCAGACCTCCGAGGTTTCCGGTTGTTTTCTCGATGTCCTCCGCGTAGTTACCTACGTTTCTACGGGTATCGCCTACCCCCTTCTCCAAGTCTTTCAACTGGTCGGATAACGCTTTAGTCTGAGCTACCAGCTCCTTTCCGGCGGCCCCTGTAGTACGCTCGGCGACGGACATTTTGTTTAGCTCTATGGTATTCTTCGCTAGCCGCGCACGAAGCGTCTCTACCGTTTCGGCTTGACTATTCATGATTGTAGTAGTCGCCTTGATCGTCCCGTTAGTCGCCTTTAATGCGGCGTTCGTCCCGTCTAGGTCCTTCTGAAAGCCGGATATCGTAGCGGCTGACTTCGCCAGTGCCTTCTCGTATGCGGTTTGGTCTATAAGGTTGTCCTTATAGTTCTGTCGCACCCCGGCAAGCGCATTCTTCTCGGCGGCTATCTGTTTAGTGAGTTGCGCCTTCTTGTCGGATAGCTCTAGCGACTTGGCGATAAGTTTATCCAGTCCGTCTACGGCGTCCGCCGTGTTAAACGAAAGGTCTAATAATGTAACGTTTTCTGCCATACTGTTAAATATTTAACTTAGTTAATTTAATCTTGCAATCACCCGTAGCAACCGAAAAGTCAGACACTGAACGGATGTAAAACCACGATTTGAAAGCATCTAGCCAAACTGCGCCGTCCGGTCGGTATAACTTCTTAAACTGAAAGAACGGAATGTTAGCATTTATCGTTACATCAATACCCGACTTAAACAGGTCATAATACTTCCGGAACGTGTTATACAGGTAGTTATTTGAGTAAAAATAATCAGCAACTACACTAGTACTAGTATTGAAGAACAAAGCACGGGGTAGCGTTTGGTCCATCTTGTACGGAACTTCGGCGGTGAATACCTCCGCCCGTGTGGTGAACATTCCACGTGTCACTGTGTACCACACGTTTTTCTCGCCGATCTTTCCGTTTATGCTGTTGGCGAATCCGGACGAGTCCTCGATCTTTTCAGTACTCACATAGTAATCGCTCCAATCCTGTAAAGTCGTCCCGTTTATTCCCTTCCGGAATCCCGCCGTTGTTATGTCCGCATGCAGAAGGTCACGCACATAGATGCTTACCGTTCCATTACTGGCAATGCTGAAATCGTAAGTCCACATCATCGCTTTGCAGAATCCGTCTAACAATTCCCTGGCAGATTCACTTCCCAATCCTCCGTTGATCGTGGTGTTCCCGCCACCCGATACGTTAATGATCTTTAGCGGGATGCGAAACGCCGCCTCTGAGTCCATGTCTTCGGGCGGGTGCACATCCAATGCGATGGTGTTGCTTAACGTGGTTAGGTACATCCCGGTGTACGGAGTGGTCCCGCTTACGCGAATCCGTGGGCTAGACGTGTTAGTGATGTACCGGATGTGTGTCTTATCGGTTAGGTCGCCGACAGGTGACAAGGAAATAACCACTTGTTTGTGTGTCTTGTCCCGTACCGCCAAGCTAACCGGAGAGCCCGCCAAGAATGACACGTCTAGAATAACTTCTTGCGGAATTGGCAGATCGCAGAACAACGTGTCGTAATTCCCCAGTGTCGGAAATGAGGCGGGGTCACGGACAGCGTATTCCATGATGTCAATATCATTATTAAGATACCTCGTTCCTGCGTCCGTATTCAGAGCAAACCGGAAAGCTAGTGTTATCGCCTGCCCTACATAAACATCCGTCATTGATTTGGTTTCGTAGGTCGTACGGATAACAGGCTGCATATTATCAGCGTAGTACGGGAAGTATATGTTGCTGCCCGGTGCGTTGAACGAATCAGCCAACACACGGTTGAGGTTCACATTGTACGCACCGCCCACACCCGCGCCTCTGATATCGGCATGCGAAAGAATGCGGCTAGGTAGTTGCTCGGCTGTTACGGCTGTCTGAGATAGGGCTATGTCGTATCCTGTCTCCTTGCAAGTCACCTTAGCCCGGAAGTCACCCGGAATTTGAACGTCTCCGATGAATACCTGCGCCGTGTACCCGTTCAGAACCTTAACTACCTCGTTACCGGGTAGCAGCCATGTTTCGGTGAGATAGTCACGTGGTATCATACCGAAGTGGCGCATGCCCTTAAATATTTGGTCGTTGTTCGCCGATCTCGGAACGGTGATAGTTCCGGAATAGGAGCGGGTAGGCTGCGACATCGTGTAAGGGTCAGCCGACACAACGGACAACTTTAGGTCACCCGTTACGCCGTCCAACATCCGCCTATTTATCTGTATCCCTAGTTCCATTAATATACGAATTTTAAAGTTGCTGTTCTCATTAATCCCGATGCGGTTATCTTGATCCCGGAAGTAGTGCTACCTACCACTTTTAATGCCGCACCATTGGGAAGAATGCCCTTAACCTGTATGTCCGGGCTAACCGCTAGCCTAGAAAGGGCTGCGAAGTTGTCGTTATTCACAGGCATGGTGCATGTTATCTCGTTCTTGGTTACCGTACCGCCTAGCGAATCCCTGCGAATCGTAGGGGTCACCGTCCAGTTATGACACGATATATAATCCATAGACCCTGTGGTGTTCAGCCATCGGAAGGTAATCGCACATTCGGAAGGTACAAGGGGCGCGTAGTACTTATCAAGTAATACAGTTGTGGCATTGGCTACTTGTAAATGATCGTAAGTTCCATGTATCACCTCTTCCGATACGATTCCCTGTCTCCCGTTATACTCATAATTCCCGGAAGTACCCTCCAAAGTATATACTAGTTCTTGGTTAACGCCTATCGGAGAGATCCAAACTTGGTCGGTGAACGTATGGGCTACCGGAACCTTCGTTCCTTCACCGTTGAGGAAGTCCGTTCCGTTCATTTCTTTTGCACGGAGCAGATTCGGAGCGTCAATGTTCATAACAGGGATGCGGAAGTAATATTGCTTCAATGCCCCGTTTGGATTCACCGTGAACAAAAGGGTAACGGATCTTGCCGCCTGCGTTCCGGTGCCCGTTTCTAGGTCCTTCTGAAAAGTGGTGAAATACGAGGCAACAACGCTAAGGTCTATGATGCTGTTATCGAAGATAGGCAAGGCAAGAGTTGCGCCCGGCAAACTGTCAACTACGGCGCCCGCCACTTCTACCCACGAGTTTAGCGGTTCATCGCTAAGGACGTTTATACGGACAAGGCAGGGCTTATTGTAGTGTAGTATCTGAAATCCCGGCGTGACTACATAAGTCCCGGCGATTCCTGTGATAGTCTGATTCGTTTCAAGTAGTTGTATCTTCATTTCAATAAGATGTTAGAAATTTTAGCGTTGATGATCTTGTAAAAGTCCGTGGTTAACCGCTTTATCCTTTGCTCATTTAGAACATCGGAAACGACCGTTCCGGAATTATACTCGTTAGGAACCTTGATACCGTCCCGCTTGATCACGTATGCGATGGCGAATGCGGCTTCCTCCGGGATGTTCGTTCCGGCTGTCCGGTTCTTGTCCTGTATCCACTTCTTGATAGCAGAAACGGGCGGGAAAGCACCTGCTTTCCTACCCAATTCCATCTGATACACATGCGCCGGAGCGGTGATCGTTACCCGGTTGCCCAAATCGTTAACCTTTAGTTCCCGTCCGAACTCGCCGGATGCGACTAGTCCCTTCGAGATGTAGCTCTCGAATATCTCCTTTTTGATCTGCTCAACGGCGGCTAGTATATCCTTATCCATAGTTCAATAAATCATCAGTTACAGAGAACGTTACTTGCCACCCCGACTTTTTCGAATCATAGATGTTTTGCACCTTTTTAAAGTTTAGACCATCCACATCGAAATGACACACAAAAGTAGACATTAATTTGTTTAAAGCCAAGTCGGTACGAACCAATGTATCAAGCTCCGCCGCGTTATTCTCCATGTAGTACGATTTATCTAAGCACTGCAACGTTACGTTGTACTTCCGGGTAGCGGGCGGTAAATTAGACACCCCACCGTCCGGTACATCGAACGTCAAGAACATTCCGGAAATGTCGTTCACCATTTCGTTCACGGTGTAGTTATCTCCGAAATAGATAGGCAAGCCGAGTTTTACGGCTTCCCCATCCATAAAGTTTAATATGTCACTGAATATCATGGTAACTTAATTATTGCGTCACTGTGACCATTAGAACACATACAAGACCCTGCATTGAAGTCGTAGCCCATTACGGCGTCACCGCTCAAAACAATCTCCCCTTCTTGGCTTAGGTTCCGGGATAACACGGCGTTGTCGTACATCCGGATTTTAGGACCACTTATGGACAAAGCAGCAGAACCATAAGGAACGATGATTCTCGGCTGTGGTACGAATTCCAACACTAGCCGAGAATTGGGTATCTCCGATGGAGTTATCGCAGCCGATGGGTCTTTCTGAATAATAACAGCAAGTAAAGCCATCTTGGCGCTGTTCAACGGTTCGCCTAAATGGAATTTAGTTACTGCGTCTAGCACCCTAATATACCTTGAAAATCCCGGTGCTGATGATATACTAGATAACGGGGAAACATTTATAGGACGTTTAAGTCTTATAGTGGTTCCGGATGTCGCTTTAAGTTCCTCGTAGGTTTTACCTGCGTCTGCTTGTCCGCCTCCGGCTGTTCCCTGTTCCCAATAATCCGGACCTATCAAGATATCTTCCGGGCTAGTACGGTCCAGCTCGTTGACTATGTATCTGCGCTTCTTGAATGCACGAAGATACTTAACGTTGGCTAAAGGAATATCGGACTCATCTATAAATGACCCCGTAGCTGCCGCACTACTCGCCTTCTTCAATACCAATCCCACGTATTTAGCATTCGCAGGAACCGTGAAAGATGCTGCCCATACACCACTAGTAGCTATTATGCGTTTGTTCTCGTCCGCCCACCCGGCGTATATGAAGTACCCGGAACCCGCCGATATCGTTCCACCCGGTTCCACCGGAAAGGCTTCTTTAAATTCAAAGTGTCTTTCTTGATTAGTTAAGTTCTTTCCTTCTTCCCAAGTCCGTTGATGTGCCATTGTATTTTCACCACGTTCCCACACACTCACATCGAATATCCGGTTAACGTAGGGATCACCATGTAGCTTAACATCTCCACGAACGGTACAACCTTCACCTACGTAGGCGGAACCTGTTATTTCCGGAGCTTTCGCTCGGTCGATGATTCGCAGAGTAAGGTTAAGCGCAATGAACTCGTTTACAGGTAACGGGGTATTACCGTCTCCTTTTCTGAATACCAAAATGAAATACGGGTCATCCGTACTAATACTAGTTGGATTTGGTACTATGTTAGTAATTATGAAGGACGAGTCAAGATATACGATGCTGTGAACCGCATACCCTGTGGGCATACTCGGAAAAACTGCTCCGAAGGTCGCCAAAGGACGTGCCATTCTGACACGGTTATTCGCCGGGAGCTCGGCATCCTCGTAGTCCGTTCCGGGAAGGTCCGAGTAACTTCCGGATCCCACCAAATCGCCATCTAATGGTAGATACACCTCCGCTTGAAGCAGTCTAGCCGTATCAACCAAGTTACCCTTGTGACTAACGAATCCCGAAGAAGTAGGACCATTGGACAGGCGGTATGTGCCTCGCTTATGACTTGAAATGAATCTAGTGTATCCCGTCACCACGTATCCCAAATCTTCGTTTGCGTAGGAAAAATCTATGTCCTCGTAGGTATTCCCGTTTATAATGTCATTCCGAAACTCGGCTTTCGGCACAATACATCTACGGAGTACAAGGTTTCCCTTAGTAGCCGAATCATCGAGGAAAGTAGTAGCGTCTACACGAAGCAAAGGACAATCATAAGCGGAGATGTAAGTATCCCTAGTCACTACGGTGCGGTGCGCATCGGATAGATACTTAGTATATTCCAGCCGTTCTACATTCCGGAATGTACCATATGATTTATAATCCGGTCTATCCGTCTTTGTGTACATGGTAGTATCGTACATACTACCCGCCAAGGATCGCAACTGTGTGGTATTCAATCCAAAGTTGTCGGTGTTCATGAGGAACGATGATTTATCCATCACGTACTGACCCGATGCAGATTCCGGGCGAAGGTCCGTTAGTACAGATTTGCTAATGTGTCCGAGAATCTTAGCTCCTGTGGCCAACAAATCTGTCGGGGTCATTGCGGTTCCGTTGACTTTCGTTATGTGAACCATCGCTAGCCTGTATATAGGGTGCTCCAATTTCATAAGAGCCTGTGGAACGGCAAAGGACTCTCCGGAGTAGGCTAACTGTCCGGCGGTGTTCCGGTATCCCCAAAAAACGCGGCAATTATACCCGGTCGGGACATATATGTACGTATCTTTTCCGAGACAAAGGTTCTCTGTCGTTCGGCATATGTTAGCGTCATCTGTGCGCATGGACGCCGAAACAAATAAGGTCCCGGCGGGGACGTCTCTGTTGAATCCTCCTTGCTCGAAAGGGAACGCCGTAGCCGTAGAAGCCGGACCACAGAGAACGTCCATAGAGATACCTATAAAGGAATCCTTGCAGAAGAAGTTGTTCTTGGTATCTGCTACTAGATTCCGCACTATGATCCTGCCGGGAATTAGTGTGTTTCCGCTAAACTCCGTTATGCAGTCCGTGTGTATCCCGGTAGAGCCCGATTCATACCTTCCCACGAAAGCATTATCTTTGACACGAACGTTTGGGTATTCTGCCAAAGATCCCCCCGCTACCCAACAGTCGCCATCCTGTGAAATCTGATCTTCGTTGGCGACCTTTGCGCCTACTGTCCCTTGTGGGATAAAGCCGCCGAGAGAGTATATGTCTCTCTCGGCTACTATGTTACCTGTTGAATTAATACTATATTTCATATCTTACCAAGTTGTTTTAGTTGGTGGAAGTTCCGGTCTGTCAATATCGCCCGGACTAGCGATCACGTGTTTACCGTAGATCGTTCTGCTACCAGCGCTTAAGTTAAAACCTCCTACTAACTTCACGTGTCCGTGTGCAATAACCGTTGCGGATACACTTATTTTTGCTTGATCTTTCATCTCTAGAGTCCCATAGATTACAGCCGCACTGTTTGAATCTGCTCGCTCTATGCGGGCATTATCCCGGAGTATTAGGTTCCCCATCACCAATACAGACGCATCTAGTACCGCATTGTCCGACATAACTAAGTTAAGGGAGCTCCCGGCCGCATCCCGTTGCTTTAATACCTTCGCATTGTCCAGCATCACCAATTGACGGATCGACGACTTATTAGCCACGGTTTCCGGGATATACTTGGCGTTGTCCGACATGTAGATATAGCCTTCTACGTTTCCGTTTTTCAGTTCGGCATTGCCTCCGATGTAGCCTGTGCCCTTAAGAGAGGTATCGGTTACCTGCGCGTTCCCTTCGATCCGGAAATTTCCGTCAATCACCATCGCCGTTTCCGAAGTATTGGTAATCTTGGACGCACCGCCCAATGTACCGCCGAACACGTTGCGACCAATGACTGTGAATTTACCTTTGATCACGCAATCCTTGTAAATGATGGAATCATAGGTAGCACCCGGTACGCCGGAATAGGTTGCGCCGTCAAAGCTGGATGCGGCTTCCAACAGTCCACCCATTACGCCCCTAGTGTTTCCCCTTGCACGGTACATCCCTTGTACATTGGATGATACGATAGTAGTATTCGCGAACGCCGTTTTACCCAGGTCCGCCATGGCTTTAGTAAAGTCGATGTTATCCCATACATTCACCTTCGGATCATAGTAGTGAATCGCCGAACCTGCGGGCATGTTACAGTTCTTGAAATAGAACGTCTTACCGGATGCATACATAGCGGTTAGGTCGGGGAACACCACAGATGAAAATTCGAAGTTCGGGCAATCGGATACGTCGAATCTATTTTTAGTGAATCCCGCTACGCCGACACTAGCCGGTGAATTGATGTTCGTGTTATGGTACGTTCCCGAGATATAGTGGGACACGTTCGATGACAGCACCAAATTATAATTAACTCTTGTAAAGTCCGCATTCGCTCTCACCACGTTTGTCGCATTAAAGACACATTCAATACGTAGGTACGAATTTTGAATGTTTATCTGATACGGGATTCCTCTAGTGTCGGTAACCTCGTAACGTAGGATATTAGATGCTGCAGTCACCGAACCATTATACACGGGAACAATAGACGAATTGAATATGCGTACCGTGACTTCCCGTGCCTGTGTCACCGTGATACCCGCCGATGTCACGTCCGCCGGAGTTATCGCCGTTCCCCCTACTTTGCGGACCTCCACAAGGACATACGGTGCTGCCGAAGTCAAGGTAACAGCAGGACCGCCGACAGTCCAAGCAGTTACGGACACTATTATTCCGGCTTCATCCAATGAAATTAGCCTAGCCTCGTAGGCGGTGCTTGTGATAGCCACCGCTCCCACTGTTCCGACAAACAACGGCACCGGGGTACGCACGCGGATAGATGCAGCCCCTTTGACGGGAACTTTCCCCACCACCGCATTAAGTGCACCTTGTTCGAACTTCGCGGGGGCCTGCGCTACCTCAGATACGCCCGTTTCAAACGAGATAGCGCCCATGATACGGGAATTACCGGAAATGATGGTAGCTTTAGGTCTAGCGTTGCTCTTTGGTAGATTGTTCCCCATATCCACGATAGCCTCATCCATAACACGTACACCGGGATATTCCAGTGATCCGCTAAATATCCAACAGTTGCCCTCCTGTGAGAGCGTCTTGTCGTCGTAGACGTATCCGCCTAGCTCCATAGGGCAAACGTCCCGCCCTTGTACCGTGAACGGGCGCAACGCTCTTACACGTTTACGCCCGCCTTCATCGATAATGTCATACTTACAACTCATAATTACTTAGTTTTAGATTTTTGCCTCTCTACTTCCTCGTGCCTTGCGCTAATCGCCAATATCACGTCGGAGTAGTTTATCAACTTAGCTTCCTCGAATGTGCAATGCATTAGTTCTGCTGCTAGCTGCACCATACCAAGAACGCTTTTAGCCTCTGCAATCGGATTACTTTCGGCTTTCCCGCCTCCTGCGGGTAATAGGACGCTTTCGAACTGATCCGCCCTCCCCATCTCACCTGCTATGAACTTTGTAAGTTTCACCATATCGGCGATAGTTTCGGGAACGTAGCCTCCGGTCCATCCTTTGATACGGTCCATCGCCGTTTCTGCCATTCGTGATTCGATCATTTGCCACAGGGTGACATCTTCCAACGGGGGACACGTGTAGCGGATTTTACCATTTCTTGTAATCCACTGCGAAGGTAGTAATAAATTAGACATAACACGTAGTAACTCCGCATCATCTTCCGATAACTCCCTCATTTCGTCCGGTCTAAGGTTCGCGATAGCCCGCATCGCCATAAGCCGTTGCTTCCTGCTGATTCGCCGGACCGTCCATTTCCATGCCTTCTTAATCGGTCGTAGCAATGGTTTCACGTGGAACATCCAAATGTAGTTCCGATAACTCTTAATCTTACTGATCTGTTTCATAATGCATATTCTCTATCGGTCCACGGGTTGAAGTCTTCCTCTATCGGCGGACCCGGTTCAACTTGGTAATGTTTCATGATTTGCGGGAACGTCCCGGTTTATATTTGGCAATTAGGTACTCCACCGCATAACGGGTAGCGTCCATTGCGTGATTATGGTCATCTATCGCCTCTGTGACGTCATACAAGCCCGTCATTCGGTCTAACACATAAGAATAGGTATCTAGCTCGTCCGTGATACCTCGGCTTCCTACAACGACGCAAATCTTCTTGAACTGCTTGATTTGTGCGATGCCCGACATGACGGACCCTGCTCCCTTGATACACGGGAATATCTTGCACCCAAGCGATGATATCTCGGCGATACTCTTCTGCTCGGATGAATCGGCGATGGTCACAACCTTATGCAGCCCTTTCGACTTAAGCAATGTAGCGATATCCCAGTTAAGCAGACCCGGCGTGTATGCAATCTCTTGCAGATACAGAACATCATCCAAGAATCCTACCTTCACGATCGCCGTAGGGTCACCCGTGAATCCGAAGTCCATCCCTAGACATAATTTAGCCGTAGCCGGGAAATCCTGCACGATCTCGTATTCCGGGAATATCAGACCCTCCGTACCGCCCGTTTCGCCTTCACCGAATACACGCCACCAATTGGCATCCGACTTGTTAGATTCGATTTCCTCGACTTGTTCCGGTGTCAGATACGGATTATCACGATATGTGGAAACGATCTCCACCATGTTGTCGCCTACGAAGTAGTCGTGCGCCCAAAACTTCTTAACCGGATTAAAGTCAACGAAGAGCATGAGACGGGTACGCACCGCCATTTGCCGGAACACTTCTTTGGGGACTCTCTGCGCCTCATTGACGAAGAGGATGTCACGGGCGGGACCGAATACCTTAGCGGAATTCTCGCATCCGAAGAATTCGATCTGCGACCCATTCTCTGTGGTGTATATCATCTCCGTGTACTGCATCCGCTTCTCCGACCACACTCCTTCGTCTTGTAACATGCGCTTGAAGTCCCGGAACATACCACGCTTAACGCCGGGCAAGGTGTCCGTGACACAGGAGATCAGAAGCGGCTTCTCCGATTGGGTCGCCATCAAGTAGATTAATTGCAGCATGGACCACGTTTTCGAGGATCGTGTTCCGCCCCGACTGGATACCCCACGGATATTCGGGTCCACGGCTGCTGCTAATAGCTTGTCAAATACGTAGGTTGTTTTCATTCCTTCGGTTTATCCTTTAAGTTCTCAACGCCTTTAGCCTTCCTTTCACGTTTGGTGGAGATACCTCTCAACTGCTGCAAATTACCTGCTGCTTCGTTGCTGAGTACTTCCACCTTCAACGATCCTTCTACTTTCTCGCCGCCACTGGTGACGTCCCTGTATTCTTTGAGACCCCGTAGCTTGGCGGTGTAGTTAGGATCGAACTGTCCTACCATCGCCGATTTATCCATGTCGTCACGAATCCATTCGCGGATGTTATCTATCTCTCTCATGAACTTCGCCGATTCCGCGTCTCCAAACTTTTCGTGCATCTCCTTGTAACGTTTCATGCGGTCGGTTAGGTAGCTTCCGTTTGCTCCGAGGAATTGCGTGAAACCGAATTCGGTTACTAGCAGCTTCATTTTCTTCGTGTAGCTACGTCCTGCATTCATCCCCGACTTCACGTAATCTAGCATCTCGATCGGGTGATTCCTGCACCATTGGACGTACACATCGAATACTTCCCGTAGCTGTCCCGGTTCCGTGAATAGCGGCGTCTTGCCGAATCGTGCGGTGTAAAGACTCCAAAGCTCATCGCCGGAGTAGGGGTCGTATATATCGTTTAATAATTTATTCGCCATATCAATGTACACATGCGTGGTTATTTAATGCCGCAAAGGTAAGAGAAACAACCGATGATTCCAAAAGGGACCGGACCAACTTATCGGGTACCCGAGGGGGTCGCGAATCACGAGGTCCTCCGTGCCAAAAAGCGGGTGGATAGATTACTAATCAAGATAAATACGTGATTCTTAGACACTTACAAAACAGTGGATAGGTAGTGATTTTTTACTTTCCTATGTAACTCACTGATTCACTGTGATTTACAGAAAATGGATAGGTGGATAGAAAAAGTTCAAAGAGTATAGCAGAAAAACACGGTTTGCGATGTTCAATTAACATAATCGAATTAACACAATTCACCAACACACCATTTTTTCTTGTAATAGCAAATACCTCGTTTTTACTCATTTTCCTATCCATCCTATCATAACTAGCTAATAATCAGTAACTTACATAGATAGATATATAAATAGGCATCTATCTTTAAATATGTTAACTACCTTGAAATGAGCAACTTACAACGACAGGTAAAAAATCACTACCTATCCATTTTCACCTACTTGGTTTGTAACTTACTGTATTTCAGTCACTTAAGGTGATACTAGACTATTCCCGTTTTCCCTGTTTTCCTATCTATATAGACCCTCGAAAACTACCGTTTTTCATGTTATGTAAATATTCTCGCTTCCGGATTTTCGTCTCACGGCACTTTTGTATGCAAACTATTCAAAACTAAACAAAAGAACGCAATGAAAAATTCGGACCCTAGATAGGGGTGAAAAACTGTTCTTCCGTTTTTTGGCAAAAATAGGGCGATTCAAAGATTTTGCCGTCCCATCGTAAACATTTATACATGCTAATTTCGGAAACCTTTTATCATAGATTTTGCTACTTTGCACAAAACACTACTGCTGTCTCTTATACACATCTCCGAGCCCACGAGACATGCGCAGATCTCG